TATTAGTAAAAAGGCGATGATTCATTTCAGACACTCGGCGAAACAACTTGACGATTTCCGACGTATGACTTTCGGGAACCCTAACTACGCACAACAACAAACTGTTTCTGCAATTGGTAAAGAGTCGGGCGTTGATCTAAAAGTTCCTTACGCAAGCAGATCAATGCAGGAGTTATTTATGGGAACAGAATGGGAAGACATAAACAAACCGAAACAGAAACAGTCGATTCTTGAATCTTTTGATACTGAATTTGCGTCTGGTAAAGTTCGACCACATACAAATCTGCAACTTGGTGATTCTAAAATAGCGGAACATTTTACGAAGTTGTTAACGAGCGATTGGAACGTGCGAAACCATAAGTCTGTCGTTGGTATCTATAACGACGTTGCGAAAGGTGCAGTATGACATACGAGACACAGATTCGTCCTGACGAGAACACAGACACCGGATACGCCGCAGACCGTTGGGCATTTGATGATGAAGTGACGCGAGTATTCGACGATATGCTTGAACGGTCAATCCCCGGCTATAAGTCGATGCGGGCTGGCATCATAGGCGTGGCTGCTCAAACGTACAATAAAATATGGGGCGACCGTGAAATCATCGTTGATATAGGTACGTCACGTGGGCAGACAATCGCATCGTTGCTTCCGGTCGTTGAGGCGGGTACTCGGTTCGTCGGGCTGGAAGTATCAACTCCGATGGTGGAAGCCGCTACCGAGCGATTCAAAGATGTTGAGGACGTTACCATCAGGCAGCACGATCTCACGATTGAGTCACTACCAATTCTGAGCCATGTGACTTCCGTACTTTCGCTGATGTTCACGCCCATTGAAGATCGTCCACGAATCGTTGGTGGCATAGCTGCCGCTATTCCAGACGGTGGCACATTCATTCTTGTTGAAAAGTTGATGGGTGAGACACAGATAACCGACCAAGTATTTACCGATGCCTATTACGATTTCAAACGTGAGCATGGATATACCGAAGATGCCATACTCAGGAAGCGTGCGTCCCTGAGTGGTGTGCTAGTTCCACAGACTGCTAGGGAGAACGAAGCTATGCTGCGGTCTGCTGGCTTCTCGAAGGTTGAGTGCTTCTGGCGACAATGGAACTTTGCTGGTTGGATAGCCGTGAAGTAAATGCCAACTCCAGCGCATAAGCCAACAACGGAACACCGCCGCATGGTCGAAGCTATGTCTGCTTACGGCATACCGCACGACGATATATCCCTTGTGGTTGGTATCGACCGCAACACGCTTACAAAGTATTACCGTCGAGAACTCGACCAAGCCGCTGCGAAAGCCAATGCGAAGGTTGCCGAGCGACTGTATGACCGAGCGATGGACGGCGACGTAAAGGCGATGATGTTCTGGCTGGAGCGTAGGGGCGGCGATGCGTGGAAGCACAAGCCAGTCGTGCAGCTAGTACCGGGCGACTTCACCATCGAAATGAACCCCGCGAACTTCTTGGAATTGCCGAGCATCACGGACTCCGATGACAACCAAGACTAGAATCCTCTACACACGACCGTGGCTGTATAAGAAGCAAGAGGAAGCTATCTTCTGCGATGAGCGGTACAGCGTGGTCGAGGCTTCTACTAAGTCAGGCAAGACGGTTGGGTGCATGGTGTGGCTCGCTGAACAGGCAGCTATTCACGGCGGTCTGAACATGAACTACTGGTGGATTGCTCCGATTTACGGTCAGGCAGAGATCGCCTTTCGCAGACTCAAAGCGGGACTCGGCGAAGGTAACTACATCGCCAACGGTTCCAACCTAACGATCACACTTGCGAACGGCTCAATTATCTGGTTCAAGGGCGGCGACAAACCAGACAGCCTGTACGGTGAGGATGTTCACGCTGTTGTTGTCGATGAGGCTTCCCGATGCAAGGACGAAGTGTGGCACGCTGTTCGATCAACCGTGACCGCTACCCGCGCCGCTGTGCGTATCATCGGCAACGTCAAGGGTCGCAAGAATTGGGCGTACCAGTTAGCACGTAAAGCAGAGTCAGGTGTCCCGAACTGGCGGTACAGCAAGATCACCGCAGCGGACGCAATAGAAGCGAACGTCTTGCAAGCCGACGAGGTAGCAGAGGCAGAGCGTGACCTTCCCGATCAGGTATTCAAGGAACTGTATCTGGCAGAGCCGAGCGATGATGAAGGCAACCCGTTTGGCATCGACGCTATATATAACTGCGTTGCTCTAATGTCGAACAAGGAGCCGGTCTGCTGGGGCTGGGACTTAGCAAAATCAGTGGACTGGACTTGGGGAATAGGACTCGACGAGAACGGTGCAGTCTGTCGCTCCGAACGGTGGCAAGCACCGTGGGAAGAAACCCTCAAGCGTATTGTCAATATCACCGGCGATATTCCTGCATTAGTTGACAGCACAGGTGTAGGTGATGCGATACTAGAGTTCCTCGCGAAAGCCGGTAGCAATTTCGAGGGATTTAAATTCACAAGCACTTCCAAGCAGCAGCTAATGGAGCGGCTTGCTGTCGCTATTCAGCAGCAGCAGATTACGTTTCCAGAAGGTCAACTGCTGAACGAGTTGCTATCGTTTGAATATGTATACACTCGCACCGGCGCACAGTATTCAGCACCGACCGGACTCCATGACGATGGAGTCTGTTCGCTTGCTCTCGCCGTTTACCACCAAGACAATAAACCGGGTATCGGAGTTTGGCTGTAATGGGATTTCTTGATCGGTTCATTCCAGCGCGAAAAGCTGAAGCAAATGAAGTTATTGTCTCCACTGTTATCAATGCGACTAACAGCGGCTTTACTTCACCAGATGCCAGCTACGGGAACTTCGCCAGAGAAGGGTACGCAGGGAACGAACTGGTCTTTGCTTGCATCAGGGAAATAGCGACCTCAACCGCAGAAGCCACTCTCTGCCTATATGACGCGAACCATGAGAAGATCGACAACGCTCCACTCGCTCAACTTGTTGCGGAACCAGCAGAAGGCATGACGCAGTACGAGTTCCTTGAGAACCTAATAACCCACCTTCAGATTGCTGGAAACGCTTACGTGCTAAAGGAGCGTGCAAGGGTCGGCGTTGTGTCGCTGATGCTGCTGCGCCCTGACCGTATGGAAGTGATGCCGGGCGGCGGTTATTCCTACGAGGTCGGTGGCAAGAAGTATCTGATACCGGCTGAAGATATCGGGCATCTGAAGTTCCCAAATCCCAACAACGATTTCTACGGGTTGTCGCCGCTACAAGTATTAGCAAAACAGGTCAACCTCGACACCGACGCAACTACATTCACCAAAGCCTTCTTCAACAATGCCGGTGTACCGTCTGGAATCTTGAAGCTACGGCGCAAGCTATCGCATCAGGACGAAGCTGACCGACTCAGAGCCGCATGGCGTGGACAGTTTCAAGGCAACAAGAACTGGCACAGGATTGCGATACTCGACGAGGATGCTTCATACGAGAAGATGGGCAGCACTCTGGGCGAGATGGAAATACCTTCGCTTCGTAACTTGTCCGAAAGCCGTATCTGTTCAGCGTTGGGCGTTCCTGCAATCTTGGTCGGCGCGAACATCGGCTTGCAGCGCAGCACCTTTAGTAATTACGCAGAAGCAAGGGAGTCATTCTGGGAAGAAACCCTGCTGCCGTTGTATCGCCGCATTGAGCAATTCATGGTTGGGCTTCTGGAGCCAGAGTTCCCGCGAGAGCGTGGATATTTAGAGTTCGACTTCAGCGAAGTTCGCGCTTTGCAAGAGGATGAAGATGCGATGGTGAACCGGCAGCTTGTTCGGTCGCAGATCGCCAGCCAACTTATTACCGCAGGATTCACGCCTGAAGCAGCCTTACAAGCCGCAGGGATAGAGGACGAACTAGAACACACTGGCTTCCTTCCGACGAGCCTCTCTGTGCTTGGACAGCGACCCGTTGAAGGCAAGGAATTGAAGGCACTTACTCAGGCAGCAGCGGAAAGGTTGTTGGAGCCGCTTCAAGAATCTTACGAAGAAGAAGTTGAGGCGATGGAGCGGGTACTGGCAAAGTATTTCAAGGAACAGCTAAACCGCGCCGACGGCATCATGGGTCGCTACTTATCGCAAGGCGAACCAGAAGCTAAGACGCAGATGCCGTTCAACGAGTTGACTCTTATTCCTTACCTTATGGACGAGGAACTAAAACGCCAAATGAGTCCGGTACTTATCGACGCTTTCCGAAAGTCTTGGGAAGTTATCAATGCAGCCGGGGTCTTTACTGAATTACCATTCGATGCAGAGTTGCCACTGTTCCAAAACGTCTTACGGGGAGCAGGTAAGAAGATCAATGACGTATCCAGAGATGCGCTGAGTAACCAGCTTCAAATCGGCGGCGGTCGAGGTTACAGCCTTGATCA